ATAAATTGGTGCGCCCGGCGGGCACTTGTTTAAAAACAACAACTTCTTAGGTTTTTCTATCTTTTCTTATTATTTCATACAAAACAAACAAATGCCAAACTAGCCAATAATCTGTACTTCTATTATTTCTTATTTTTTCCTATTATTTCGGTTAATACCATTACGCCAAGATTACGCCACAAAATTATGGCTTCATTTAGACAACGCAACGATACATGGCGAGCCGAGATAAGTGTAAACGGAATTCGCGAAAGTGCAACCTTTGATACAAAAGCACAAGCAAGAGCTTGGGCCTCAAAACGTGAGACTCAATTACGCGAACAATCGCATGGTAAACTTCCTGACCATTCATTTTTAGAAGCTATAGAACGCTATTTAAATGAAGTAAGCATAAAAAAGAAAACTCATGAAAATGAAGTCAAACGAATGGCTTTCTTTAAACGTGAGTATAAAAAGTTATGTCAAAAACAATTAGCCAAAGTCACTACAGATGATTTAGTTCAATGGCGCGACTCCCGGTTAAAAGAAGTGCAGGGCGCTACAGTTCGTCGTGAAGCTAATATCTTGGCTTCTTTATTTACTGTTGCCCGAAAAGAATGGAAGTGGATTAAAGAGTCCCCAATGGCCGACTTGACTTTACCCCCACCATCAAAGCACCGTGATAGACGAATTGCTCAGGATGAAATTGATAGATTATGTCTTGCAGCAAATTGGGATAACAATGTCCCAGTAAATTCAACTCAGCAAATTATAATTGCCTTTCTCTTTGCAATTGAAACAGCAATGCGTGCTGGTGAGATTGTTGGCTTAACTTGGGATCGCGTTTATTTAAAAGATAGATATCTTGTTTTGACTGAAACAAAGAACGGTACTAAACGAAATGTACCTTTATCTAAACGAGCAGTTGAATTGCTGACATTATTAAAAGGCTTAGATAGAAAACAGGTGTTTACTTGTAATTCTCAAAGCTTTGATACGCTATGGCGTAAATTACGAGATAGATGTCAAATTACTGACTTGCACTTTCATGATACCCGGCATGAAGCATGTACACGACTTGCAAGGAAATTAGAAGTTTTAGACTTAGCTAGAATGATTGGGCATAAAGATTTAAGAAGCTTAATGATTTACTACAATGCTACTGCAAGCGAAATTGCAACGAGGCTAGATTAGCCCCGTTTGCGTGGTCGTCCTCTTTTAGGTTCATCATCAGACCGTTCTTTTAACCAGTTTGAAATTTCTGCCAAATTCCAACGTCTCCCTTGACCACAATTAATAACAAAGCGTGGTTTCGGGAAGTTTGGTTGGCAGCAAACTGCTGCCTTAAAGTGAACATCTTTATAGCCTAAATATTCTGCCGCTTGTAAATCATTAAGCCAAATTTCTGATGGTGGTAACGCTACAACAAAGTTACTACCAATATTCGCTATTGCAGTCATTTCACCCCTCCTTACTTTCCGCTTTTCTAAAATCAGTGCCTTCTGGATCTATCCCAAAATATTCACAAATTTCTGTAGCTTTTGTCGCACCTGGCCCATGTCTGGATACATGAACCCAATTCAAAACGTACTTTGGCTTTTTACTATTCATGAGAGCCATTAGATAAAGTTGCTCAAAATCGAGACCATTCATTCCAACACCTCGGCGCTTTTTTCAATGTACCCATTAGCCCATTCGTTTAAGATTTCCTTTTCAACAAATTCTTGCTTTTCAAAGAAGCCTAGCGCATTCCATTCTTCTTCTGAAATGTAGTCACTTAGCAATAAATCCTCTTCTTGGTTCCCTATAACAAAGCCAATAGAGAGCTTTAAACGAACTTTGATAGAATTAAATTCACTCATTCCTCAGCTCCCGATTCAACATCCAACAACATGCTGCCTTCCTCTGGATATTCGGTCATCCAAAAGTAATAGCCTTTGCCACTGTGCCCATCTTCAAAAAATTTAATAGTTAGTTCAGTTTCAAGTTGATCTAAATCATTTTCACCATCTGGATTTACAAATTCGAGAAGGCTTTTTAATTGGTGACCATTAAGAGTTATGCTCATTGTTCAGCTCCCGATTCGCTTGCTTCTACCATTGCCTTGTAAATGCTATTTGCTAAGAAGCCAGCGCCTTTATCAAAGCCAGCACGCTCCATCACTTCTGTTGGCTCTTTCGGTACCAAACAGTAACCCTCTGGCACCGCCTGAGCTTTGGCTTTATTCCAAAAACTCCATAATTGTCGAGCCTGTTCACGCATAAAGAAGACTTTATTATTTTCAACGATGGAGTAGATAAACATATCCATGTTCTTATACGATTTGGCTAGGTCTGGAACAAACCATAACTCCATAGCATCTTTTTTAAACTCTTCAATTTGAGCTACAAGCGCCTCTCTTTCCTTATTCAAATCAATCATTCACGCCACCATTCTATAAATACGTTTAACTTCATGATCCAGCTCATCCATTGCAGAGCGACCTTCTTTGAAATATTTCAAAAGCATTAGCTTGTATCGCTCTTGAGCTGCTTTGTTCATCACACCTTCGTTGCTTACTGAAAGGGTGGCTTTATTACCTTTAATCAAGTTCACGCCGAGCGGTGTACCTTTCCCGCGATACCCAGCATTTACGTTGAACACAATGAACTTTTCGAAAAGCTGCATTGGTAGCAGCTTTGGCTCGAAAAGAAACTCTGGAGTAATTTGTTTCGACATTAGAAAGGTTCCTCCAGTAAATAATCTGGTTCGTTTGATGCCGCATTTTCTAATTCAAAGCGGCGTTTCTTAACAAAATCCATGAGTCGTGATTGAATCTGTGGATCTCGTGCAGCCACATCTATTTCCAAAGCATCTAACGTTGTAAGGTCCGGTGCAGTTTGGATCTGAACCATTAGTGAAGGTGGTTCATTTGCAGGTGCCTTAGATTTTTCTAGCTCTTCAAGTCGTTTGTGAGTGGCAAGGAGGAGAGGTTCCATTTGTTTGTCATTCCACGTACGGGTATATCGATAAACAGCATTTACCTCTTCAGGTGTTTTTGATTCTTTTACACGCTGAAGAAGAGCATCTAATGCCTTCTGATATTCAGGATCTACTTTAGGCTCGTTAGTTTCTGGAACTAACAGATCCTCAGATGTGGTGACATTTGTTTGTTCGGTAATAACAATTGTTGGTTGAGTTTCTGCAGAAATAACTTCACTAGGCTTTTCTGCTTTTGATTTTTTGCCTCTCTGTTTTTTAGGTTCCTCACCAAGACGAATAACACTTAAGTCATCATTAACTTCAAAACCTAACGCTTTGGACAGTGCTTTTAATTGAAGCTTGGCGTTTTCTGCATCACGTTGAACGAAGCCACTGTTAATAGAATCAATTAATGCGTTAGTTTTGAAATCTAAAACATAAACCGTAGGTGAATATGTACTGATTACATAAACTTCCTGACCCTCTTCATACTCATCAATAGTTAATGGCTTTGTGAATGTAATGCCAGCCAGCTCAATAGTTTCGATTTTGATGCAGAATTCAAAACCCGGTTTACCAAAAACAGAAGCGGGGAATTGATCTAAGTCAGAAAAGTCCAACATGTCTCCAATAGGACGACAAAGAACAGTTTTACCTTTTTGAAGAGCTGCAAATGCTTCAGCTGCAGTGATTAGATTATTCATGCTGTCATCCCCGTTTTAGCTAATGTTTCAATGTCTTGTTTAACTGCCTTAAGTTTTGCTGCTTCAATTTGAATAAGGGCATCGATACCTAAGTGCTCACATACTGTTTTTACGTCTAGGCCACGTTCAGCAATAAAGTTTTGAAGTTCGTCTCTTTGTTGATCTGAGATGCCGTTAAATTCAGGGGGACTAATCCAAGTGCCACGTTGTTTATCAAACGTGCAATTCAATGCTTTAGCCCTCATTAACATTGCTTGACGCATGTTCTGGTAATACATGTGTTCTTTATCAAGCGACTCAGTTAATTGATTAAGGTCACCTGCATGCTCTGCTTCCTCACAGCTTTGTTTCCAGTTTTCTAGCTCTTCTTGGGCTTTAGCTGCTGCAAGTTGTGCAGGCGTTAAGGTGTTAATGTGATCTTTAGCTTGAGTAATCAGGTCAGCCAAGAAAGTAGGGTGTGCTTTAAGATCAGGTACCCATACTTCACCGGTTTCACCGCCTAAAGCACCTGAGTTTTTCGCATGATGTGTAGGCGAAGGTTTGAAATTAATAACGCGGGCATTTTTACCTTCACCAGTAGTAACAGTTGTTAGATAACCCATGACATCTGCGATACGGTAAAGCTCGTTACGGTTTTTACCACCTAGATCTGGTCGGTAAATAATTTGATCACCGTTTTGATCTTCTGATGCGTGTGCAATGAAAACAACATCTTTACCTAAACTGATCAAAGTATTGATGTATTGCTTGAACGTTTGGTTCGCTAAACCTTGAGCCTTTAACTTTAAAGAACCATCTTTTTGACGGTTATTTGCCGTAAGTAACAGGTGGGTTTTAATGCATTCAAGCATTGCACCCACGGTATCAATGACTACGGTTTTATATGGTGCTAAGTCCTGCGGAGTAAGGTTTGCAACATCACTCCATTGTTGAACCTGTACAACCGCACCACGACGTAATTCACCAGTACGGTGAGCACCACGGTCAAAGTCAAAAGAAATTGCTTTTTCCGCAGTAAAACCCATCGATGATTTACCTAAACCCGGATCAGCGTATAGGTACACAATAATTGCTTGAACCAATAAAGTTTGGTCAGCAGTAATAATCGGTAGAGCCATTTTATTATCCTTATCTTGAGCCAGTGAAGCCGCGCTTAGTTTTATAAGCCTTGCGGTCATAAGTAGGGATATTTGTTTCACGCAGTTTTATAGCGAGCTGCTTTCTGCGTTGAAAATCGATTTCTTGTGTGAGTTCATTCCAAACTTTCGGATATTCAGTTTGGAACTTAGACACATTTAAAGGCGTCTTAACTCCGTCTTTAACTTTGTAAAGAACTGAGCCATTAGCATTAGATGCGTACACTTGCCAGCCAATGCGAACAGAGTAGAGGCCCTTATCATCACGACCCAAATAAGACTTGTAGCCGTCAGGGTGTTTTTTGAAATTAGTCATCTTTAAGCCTCCACCAACTTGTTACGTTCGATGAAGCCTTTTAGAAGGCCATTGATGTTTCGGATGTCTTCAAATTCGGTGAAATCGTTATATGACTTACCATTAACATCAGTAATTTCATTTACTGTGAGTTGAGTAATTTCAACAGCAGTGAATTCAGAACCCGGAACGCCGTAGCTGTCTGGATGAGCTTCAAAATCAAAGCTAACGTTTAAACGGAAGCTATCTAATTTAATTACAGCAACGCCAGAATGTTTACCTGTGATTTTTGCGGTTAAAACCCCGTAAGTACTTGGTTGCGTTTTTGGAGTAAATAGAGAAGGAGCTTCTTTTGTTTGGAAAGCTGGCTGCAATTGGCAAGCAACTAAAGAACCACCAGAGATTGCAAGAGCAGCCATGCTGACAAATGCAAATGAGTTGAATGAGTTAACTTTTACGTTCATAATTGATCTCGCAGTTTTGCAAAAGCACATCGGACCTGGGGAGGGCGGTGTGCTTTTTTGTTGTCTGTGAGATAAATATAAGAAAACTTATTTTTATTGTCAATAAGAAATCTTATTTAAATTTAAGAAATCTTATTTTTATGCTTTAATAGACAAAAGAAAACCCACCGTGGTGGTGGGTTAGATGGAGTTTGTTGAGATGATTGCTATTACAAAAAAAGGGGAGCTTTTACAGATTGAAAGCAACTCATCAATTACTGGACATCAATTTATAGGGGTAATCATTACTAACCCAAGTCAATTAAATGGTGATTACCAAAACATTGCTAATCATTTTTATTGCACAGATCCAGAACAACTTCAAAGGCTAACCCTAGACGCTTTACGTACAAATCAGAGTCGCCACCATTTGTTGAGTGAGCAACCTTAACAACCTCAAACATTGTACTTTCTTCATCAATATTTATATCGATCCATTCACCAATACGAGGGTGTGTCGTAAATTGTCTTGCATATAAAGGTTCGGGTTTGTCACTAGAAACATCAATTACAGTAAGTTCAAGCATTTTCTCTCCTCCCGATATGTTTTAAAGGATCGTTTCGGGTCACGACAGGTAAATTTATGAAAAATGAAATTAATTATTTAACAATGGCAATGAGCCTTATTGTTTTAGCAATGTCATTTCTTACATTTCAATGTAATCTCTTGATTATTGGTATGTGCTATGGTGCAGCGTTTGTACTCATCATCATCTACATAATATTGAAGATAAATAGAAAAACACGAAACAAGGATAGCAATGAATGCTAAAAGCTGAGTTATGAAGGTGCTGGGGTGTTTTTTAATTGATTTAGCTATCAAGAAGAAAAAATCAGCGAGATGAGATAATAAATTTGCAGCCCAATGCTTACTTGGTTTTCTTGTGCCTACATAAGTATCGGTACGTGGGTCCCATCTCATATCACCGGGATCGCCCTTGTACCATGCTTTGATATTTTCTATGATTTTTTGAAACATATTTTGTTCATAATTTATTTATAAAAAAAAGGTGACATAACCTTAAATAGTCATATCGGGTTCACTGTTTCAATTAAACAAAAAGCTGAATCCGTTTAAATTCTTTATTAGCTTCAATATGGCTTCTGTAAAATTTGTCCTTATCTTCTGAATCGACAAATTCTTTGAATGTGCTTGCTTCTAGAAGTCTGTAAATAAACCTTTCACCTGTTCTAAGCACTACCGTCAACAAGAAGTGTTGATAAAGAACATGGCTAATGTAGCGGGTATTAACTTCAATTTTTTGCATATTCTTGATTCCCTTTTATATCCTTAAGATCACCCTATACCGAGTTCTAATCTTTTTTAACTAAACTTCTTGTGTGCCTGAAAATTCAATTCTTGAAAGAAAATCAATTGGTAGAGCTATTTGCTCACCTGTGATGGTTTCAAAATGGACCCATATGGCAGCAGCTTCATTCTCAAAATTAATACTTGTTAGCTTGACAAAATTGTAGGGCTCTGCTGTGCCGGCCATGATTATATTAAAGCGGCAATTCTCCTCGCGAACATAAGAAATAAGCATCTGATGAATTGCCATTTGTTCTGTGCTTGTTAGGTACCTGTATTCGTGTAATTCTGGTTGATGATACTTCTCCTCCACGAGCTCTCTCCCCAATCAATGCGAATATGGATGCTCTTGTTTATGCTGACTTGGTGGAACGATATCGGTAATAGCGGTAATACTCTCAACTTCATTCATGTCAAAAGATAGGCGTTCGCTACCGTTAACGGCCAATAAACTCAAAACACCACCATTTATTCCTACAAATTCCTTAATAGTGCATCTTCCGTCCTTCAAACACACCTGAACAAATTCTGTTGGCACAAGTTCCGCATCTGGATCACATACTACATACCAACCATTACGGATAGCTGGAAACATTGAATCGCCAGTGCCTTTAATACCATAGGCTCTTGGTCCTGCTGAGTGAGTTGGAACATACCCATCTCCAGCATTGCCTTCATAACCCATGTCAGTAAAATAACCATCCATGCCCATCTTGGAGTAAGCTTTTACAGGAACATATCTTTTTTGGGTGGGGAATGGTTTAACAGGTGTTTCAATAAATTTAACAGCATCTTCGCTATCGGGAATATTGTATTTTTTCTTAAAAGCTTCGATATCCAGAACTTTCAATTGTGCAACAGTGCTATCCAACTTGGGACCGCTTTCATCTCCATTAGTTATATACGAAGTCGACACTCCGAAATAAGCGGCCATTTTGCTTAATGGGTCTGCTTTAGGAGCATAAGCATCTTTCTCCCAACCAGTAACATTAGGCGCACTAACCCCAGCGATTTTTGCCAACTCGCCTTGGGTTAATTTCTTTTCTCTTCGTAAGGCGCGAATACGCTGACCCATAGTTTCTAGATTCTTCATATAAGTTATCTTACATCTTGCAAAAATAAGTTATCTTTGTTTTAATACTAAGAAATCTTATTTTTTGAGGTTGCACAAATGACCAAACAGGAAGCTTATGAGTTGCTTGGTGTCAATGGTGTTGGCTTGGCAAAGTTATTAGGAATTGAACCACCTGCTGTTTACCAGTGGTCAAATGAAAAAATCCCTTTAGCTCGCGAATACCAAATCAGAGACTTGGCAAATGGCAAAGAGCCAATCAAACGAACTACTTCAAATGCTTAGGACCTAACCATGAGCAAATTATCAGTTGATATATCTGCAAGCGCCAGAAATGGCGTATCCCGCATATTGCATGGTCTTGATATAAGCAACCAAAAAGAGATTGCTGAACAATTAAAAGTTGATCCAAGCACTATTACTCGGCTTAAAACAGATAAGAAAAACAATGGCTTGAATGAAATTGAAATGTTTTGCGAGCTATTGAGCTTGCTTGGTTTAAAAGTCGTTCCTAAAGATTATCAGAGCATTGATAAAGAACGGGTTGCTGCACTTTTAGTCATGTCTAAAAGCTGGATGAACCGTATTGAAACAGTGGATGACTTATTTCACGACGAAATCAGCGTTAAGAAAGAAAAGCTTGGATATTAAAAACCACTACCTGCGCGAACAGGAGTGGTTTCGCATTCACAAATTTAGGAACCCATGAATATGCAAAACAATTTAGCAAATCAATCGGCTAATTACAACACACCAGAATTTATACCTGGTGACGTTGTAGTGCTTACTAAAGAGTGCCGTACTTTCAAATCAAATGATTTGTTTGAAGTTAAAAATAAAACTTTGACTAGGTTGTGGACTATCAAATCGGAGAATCATTTGATTCTGGTTTCATCAAAAGAAATCCGTACAGCAACAGTAGCAGAGCTCAACGCTAAACGCCGCCTAACAAAAGCTGAGCAAGCATTAGCGGAGGTGTCATGAACAGCTTTACACACCAAATCAAAGATTCTCGCCAGCAAAGTGAAATCCAATCTTTCTATGAGCCTGCATTGCGAGTACTTGGCCACCTATTTGAGGTGAAAAAGCAAAATTTACGCAACAAGGGGTATGACGAAAATAATGCGGCGGTAACCAAGGTTGAATTTTCAGAGGCTATGGCTCGTCAATTTCGCATAACGCAGTGGTTAGCACAACAGATTGTAACCAGCTTAACCAAAGCGTGTTTGGTTGATTCGTTTGGTGGCTATGTTAAGCCAAAGGATGGTGAAAAGTGAGATATGCAGCAAGAAGAAAACAGGATATTTCCGTTTCCACCACACCGCTAGAGGTGGTAATTCCACTGGAACAACCAGTAAAGATCTATTCGGCTAAAGAATTAGCAGCCATGCCGCTTTCAGTTATGAATGCCGCAATTGAGGCTCAGGAAAGATTTTATCAACTTGAAGAATTAACCCATATGGGGGGGCAGGCTATAGCAGTTCGCCGTCTCATGGAGGATGGGCACAAACTAATTCAGGTGAAAGAAAAGTCGCGCATTCGCTACAAAATCAACAACGAATTTATTCCTCCAAGAATTATTCGTCAGTTGGAAATGCGCGGATTAGTGAAGCTTGAAAGGGGTAAGTAATGATTATTATCACCACTTCAAAGCCCCTTCGAACCCCCTTCAAAGGAGATAAATAACCATGCGTGACTATGGGAAAGTCTCACCACATTTCTGGACGGGAACTACGGGAAAAAAACTTCGTCAAACACCTGAAGGCTTAATTGTCGCTATGTATTTAATGACAAGCCCTCACGCGAACATGCTTGGCTTGTATTACATACCCCTTCTATATATTGCTCATGAAACTGGCTTGGGCTTTGAAGGGGCTTCTAAGGGGCTTCAAAGAGCCTGTGAAGCGGGGTTTTGTAGCTATGACGAAGCCACGGAGACAGTCTGGGTGCACGAGATGGCACGTTTTCAAGTAGCTGAGTCATTAAAGCCAGCCGATAACCGCTGTAAGAACGTGCAAAAAGAGTATGATTCATTGCCGTCAAGCCCTTATTTATCAAGCTTTTTCGATAAATATGCACAAGCATTTTGTATGACTCAAAAGCGTGGCGAAAACGCCAAAATAGATAGCCCCTTACAAGCCCCTTCAAAGCCCCTTCGAAGCCAGGAACAGGAACAGGAGCAGGAGCAGGAGCAGGAGCAGGAACAAGAAAATACTCACACACAAAACGCGGTTGAAAATTTTTCAGCGGCCGAGGAGTCTTGGAAACCAAATCGTGAACTATTGCTGAATGTTCTTAGGACTTCACAAGTGGGTGCACAAGCAGAGCAGGTTTTAAAAATGCCAAATTATGAATTTCATCTTGGCAACTTCAATGCTCACTGGGAAAACAAAATTGATCTCACGGAAAACCAACGAACTCGAAAGTTTGCAACTTGGTTAATTCAGGAATTCACAAAGTCGATAAGACCTAAAAAACAAAACTCACCAATGAAAACTGCACCAGCAAGAGACGTAAACAGTGCTTGGGGTGATGCAAAACAGTATGCCCCAGCCACAGATGATATCGATGTAGGGGAGATGCTATGAATGCATTGAGCAAACAATTCAAAACTGAGCTGGTACAAACTAATCAGTTTTGCCCTAAACACAATGAGTTAATGGTTTTACTAATTGGTCGTCCAGTTTGCCAAACATGTGCAAATGAAGCGTATGTGAAATCACAAATTGAACACGCACACCAAGTCAACCTCATGGTACGCGAGAAACATTTTGCCGGAGCAAAACTCCCTGAGCGCCACAAGGAAAGCGGATTTAAAAATTATATGGTGAGTATCGATCCACAGAAAGAGGCTAAAGCTGCTTGCCATAAATTTGTTCAAGATTTTAATTCAGGGAAGAAGCGCAATCTGATTATGGTTGGGCGCACAGGAACAGGAAAAACCCATCTTGCATGTGCTATTGCTCGTAACGTTTTAGACAAGCGGAGTTATGTTCGTTACGTCACCTCAGAAGACATGGCAAATGAAATTGCCACTGCATGGACAAAGCCAGATGACAATGAAGCAAATGCAATTTTTCGCTTCACGGACTGTGATTTATTGATATTGGATGAATATGGTTTGCACGACCAACACGAGAGTCGATTGCAGCTCGTTCATAAAGTTTTATATGCACGTTATGACGAAAAAAAGCCGACAGTTTTAATTTCCAACATGACGCTTGAGTCTACAGAAAAGGCGCAAGGTTTGAAGGAAAACTTAGGGGACCGTTTATGGTCTCGGTTTCAACATGACGGTTTGACAGTAGTTGAATGTGACTGGGATGACTTGCGTTTTGGTGGGGCAGGATCATGACTAAATTCGAGATTTTAAGCTGTGGCTTACTCATTTCAAATGCTGGAGTGGTCAATCGATTGATGCAGGTAAAGATGGAGATTTTGTGCAGCAGAATGTGACCATTGGATTTACAGTCAATTGATATGAAAGATAGTTACTTAAATTAAATCACACCGTCCAAAAGGCGGTTTTTTTACGCCAAAAATTTAACGGCCACCTTCGGGTGGCTTTTTTTATGCCAAGTTAGGAGTAATAAGCCATGTCGAGTGGTGCACGTCAACTGACACAAATCGCAAGAGAAACAACGGTAGGTGTAACACCGACACCGTTTGCTCGGACAACTTTTGAATTTACAGATAATGGCTTAGATGCCACAGTTTCTAAAGAAGAGTCAAAGTCTATCACTAGTGGGCGAATTGCTCGCTCATCAATGATTACAGGCGCAGAATATGCTGGTGAATTAAAGTGCGAAGCTAAATACAGCCAACTTGTGCAAGATTTAATGGCAGCAGCGGCTTTTAATAGTTGGTCATCCAATGTACTTACTTTTGGTGGGGCACTCCGCCAAACATTTTCAGTACTTCGCGGCTTTGAAGACGTAAATGATTACCACGTTTTCCGTGGTTGTCATGTAAATACCTTTAGTATTGAAATTCCTGAAGCAGGCTTAATTTCGATGGCATTTGGCCTAATGGCTTTAGGTCGAACTAACTTTTCAACACCACCCGCTGGTGCAGTAACTCCAGCTGATAATAGTCCAAAGCTTTCTAATGTATCGGTTGGGGAAATCTTACTGGATGGGGTATCTCAAGCAGGAATCTCTTGCTTAACCCAATTCTCATTCAAATGGGATAACACAATGAAGTTGCAGAAATGTCTGGGGGAAGGAATCAATGCCCGAGCGATTTTAGAAACACTTGCAGCTGGTACAGGTTCATTCACAGCTGCATGGTCACGTAATACTTCAGACATGTACGAAAAACAGTTCACCAATACTACAATTTCTTTGAAGGTCCCAATTACAGACACACTGGGTAATTCTTACGAAATTTTTATTCCTAAAGCTGAAATTACAGCTCCATTACCGAGTGGTGGGAACAGCGATATTTTAAACGCATCATTTGAATATAAAGTTGTAGAAGAAGCACCGACAATTACCCGTATTCCAGCACCGGCACCAAACTCAAATCCTTAATTTAATTTTACTGATGGCAGCCTTAGGGCTGCTTTTTTTGGAGATATAACATGGCTCTTGAAGTCAATATTCAAAGAAATAAAGACGTCAGTTTGTGGCGCGAATACAAAGATACTGAAGGCAATGTACTTGCTGAGTTTAAGATCCGTGGTATTGGATATAAGCCTTATCAGGTGGCACTTGAACGAGCAAATAACCAGATCTCATCAAAAGGCTTTGACGTAGCAAAGGCAACAGCAGAAGATAAACTCTTTCATGAATTAGTTTTAGAAGCAGTTGCATGCCATTTAATTGAAGACTGGAAAGGTGTGGTTTTTGTTGAAGAAGGTCCTGAAGGTGAGCTGGTAAAAACAGAGCCTACTTTCAATGGCGAAAATGCATTTAAGTTGCTCAATATGGGCGATTTAGGTGTTTCTATTTGGTCTTTTATCCGCACTGAATCTGAAAAGATCCAAGCTGAAGCAAATCAATATCGAGATGATGTTGTGGGAAAGTCGTCAGCCTCTACGAGTGGACAAAGTTCGGCTCAGAAGAAGAAGCGAGCGACTACAGTAAAAAGCAAAGCGCAGTCGCAAAAGCTTTAAATCTCAACAACACTAAGGTTTTAACTAAACCTGACTATTCGTATGTAGCCAACGTCATACTATCCGCATATAACACTATTGCACGATCTAGACGCTATGAACAAGGTGTTCCTCTAGCGTTAGATATTTCCGCAATTAATGCTTATGTTGAGCAATATGATTTACCAGTTGAGCGTTACATCTTTAATGACTGTATCTTTACACTCGACGATATGTTCTTGGATGAGGCTCATAAGAAGGCGACGCAACGAGCGACGAAGACTTAAATGCTGACGTGCGATACTTAACTGTGAACAAGCGACGTGATATAGCGCACTTGATGTTACATAATACGCCTATTCTCTTGACATTCCCGTAAAGATTCCTTATTGACAGAAATGTCATTAGTGCGTACCCTTGTTCCTATAGAGACCCTGTTATCAAATGATAAGAGGGTTTTTCTGTCATAAAAATTGTATGTTTTATGACACCCATTAAATATAAGGGCGATAAAAAATGAACAAAGGTATGAAGTACTTTACAGAAGGTCTGCTAGCAGCTTTTGTATTAGCACCTCGTGTCCCAGTACATGCTGTTGAGCCTGCAAAAATGGAAGATCCGCGACCAATTGGTAATGCAGCAAAACATTGGGAAGCAGTCGGTAAAAACATGACAAAAGCTACCAACAGAATCGCATGTGACTTGCGCAGTAAACAACCTGAACTTAACTCATTATAAATACCTAATTAATGTCTCAACATCGTCGAACTAAACGTGGCATCGCAACAAAAAATGGCAATGATGTATCAGTTGCTGTGGAAGAGGCGGAAAGCTACTCACCATACCCGCCTCCTGATTTGGTTAAGGCATTTGAAGAAATCCAACCTGGTCTAGCTAGTCGTTTAATGCAGATTGTTGAGAATGAACAGACTATGAGTCATGAAGTGGCTCGCCATCAAATGGCAGAAAATAAGCGCATCAACACTGCAAACATTGAGAATCAAAAACATAACTCTCAATTATTCCTTCTTGGTTTAATATTTGGAGTGTTGATAGGAATAGGGATTCTATGTGTAGCAGTATATGCGCTATATGCTGGTTATCCTTGGGTTGCAACGGCTGCTTTCTCAACCTTAGCAGCTATTTTAGTAATCCTAGTGCTTCGCAAAGTGCCTGCTTCTAATGGTGAGCAGACATCTAAGCCGTCTACTCAAAAATAGTAAGCAACACCCAAACAACCGCTAGAGATAGCGGTTTTTTATTGCGCCTTTATTAACCACTTGTTAAATTACCCTCAAATATGAGGGTATTTTTATGAGAAAGATTATTTTATTGAGTTTAATTTGCTTTCCAGTTTTTGCTATAGCGAACACTTCACAACCACTTAATTATCATGATAAGTGCAAACTAAGAGGATTTAATTTACTTGCCTATGATGCGAATTTTAAAGAAGCATTTGATTCAAAATTAATGAAATTTGGAGCAATGAAGTCTACAGATTTTGATAAGGATGGCTGTATTAATGAAAATAATCTTATAAATGGAATTCTAACAGCCGAATTTCTTCAAAATAAAAATAAATTTGTTGGACAGCATTTAAAAAGTTTTGTTGCATTTGATTCAAAAAATAAAGAAATTCTTGTGGTTTTAGTAGATGAAGAATCGAAGAGTTATGTAATTGGAGATAAGACACCTAACTTAATTTCCGCTCTAAAATCTTCATTTGGTTCAAATGAGTACTTTCAAAAAGTAGATATTACTTCGCCGTTAACGTTCACAAATTTCAATGAGAATTATCAAACAAATAAAGCTGAAAAAGAGTTTTCTGATGTTGTTGAAAAAAGAATTGAAGAAAACAAAAAACTTTATAAAGTGGCAGCTGAGAACCTTAGAAAAAAGAATCTAAAGGATTTAATTCACAAAGATACAAAATACATTGATCAACTTAAAGATGGAGAAGGAAGAAAATCTAACATCAGTGTAATAACAGTGATGGATCCAAATATAGATTTACCGCTTTCAAAAAAGAGCATTTCTCAGAACATATATTTTGTATCTGTTTTAGAAAAGATAGGTCTCAAAAATCCTTACTCATTTAAGCCTAGAAGTGTAATTGTAAAGCAAGAAGGTGCATTGCTTAAAATTGGACTTGAATATACAGCTCAAAATTCTTATGGAGCTGATGTGGTTGGATTTGGAAATAAAGTTTTATTTCTAGGTAGCGATGGCCAATATCATCCAGATCCAGAAAAGTAATTTATACATTTTAAAAAGAACCCGCGAAAGCGGGTTTTTTATTGCCTAGAGGAAAGTAAGATGGCACAAGAATCACGTCTCGTCATTGTAATTGATGCTAAAAATGCAGAGCGTAATGCGCGTAATCTAGGCAATGAGCTGGATAGCATTGAGCGTAAAGGCGACTTTGCCACTAAATCAATGGATGCGTTATCTGTTGCTACACGTCAGCTTGCTGGATATATGGCTGGATTGGTGACTGTAAGTGCCGCCATTTCTAAGATGGACACTTACACTGGTCTTCAAAACCGTCTCAAATTAGTAACTAACAACCAAGTTGAACTAAATAAAGCAACGGAAGACACTTTCCGAATTGCTCAAAAAACCTATTCAGCTTGGGATTCTGTGTTACAGGTTTACCAGCGTTTTAGTGATAATGCTAAAACGCTAAATCTCACAATGGATGACACAGCACGTTTAACTGAAACAGTATCAAAAGCTGTAGCAATAAGTGGTGCAAGTGCAGCAGCAGCAGATGCAGCTTTAGTTCAGTTTGGACAGGCCCTAGCAAGTGGGACATTGCGTGGTGAAGAACTCAACTCAGTTATGGAACAAACACCAGCTCTAGCAAAGGCTATTGCTCAAGGCATGGGGATCACCGTAGGAGAGTTGCGTTCAGTTGCGGCTGAAGGAAAAATTACTTCACAAGAAATCGTTAAGGCCTTAAAGAATGTTCAAGCAGATGTAGATGCCTTATTTGCTAAAACAGACATTACAATTGGTCAATCATTAACTCTACTTAATAATGAAATTACTAAATTTGTAGGAGAGGCTGGTAAAGGATCTGGCGCAGCGCAAGTATTATCAGGGTCCATTCAAACGCTTGCAGGAAATTTAGATACTTTAACTAACGCAATGATGATCGGTGGTGCATATTGGCTTGGAACCTATATTCCTGCAATTTATGCCTCAGGTGTTGCTGTAGTTGCAAAAACAAAGGAATTAGCGGTTCAAACCGTAACGCAGTATGCTGCAATTCAAGCCGAGCGCGCTGCTGCTGCTCAACAAGTAATTAGCACTAAAGCCGTTGTTGCAAATACTCAAGCAACTTTAGCTGCTATTGCGGCTGAGAAAGCTCTAGAAGTACAGCGCCTTAAATCTCAAATTACTGAAAAAGGCAGAACAGCGACATTAACTCGTATGGCTGAGCTTAAGAAGATTGAGGCTCAAGTCACAAGAGAATTGGCTGTAGCTGAGGAGGCTCTGGCAGTAGCTCAATCGAGATCAGCTGCTGCGGGCGCTGCTACTGTAGGAATTGGTTCACGCCTTTTAGGTTTACTTGGTGGTCCAGTTGGTATTGGTATTACAGTTGCAAGTCTGGCTGCTGGATATCTTTTGATGCGTGACAACACAGCGGAAGCTAATAAAAAACTTGAAGAACAGGCTCGAGTTGCGGAAAAGACAGACGAAGCATTAAAGAAATTAGCTGGCAATGATAAAACAAAGGCAGTTGATGATCTAACGGCAGCATTCAATGCCCAAAATGAAGCATTAGAGAAATCGTCACGTTCTGTTGCATCTGCATTAATTGATATCGAAAACTATGCTCGTGGCAATTGGGAAGTTGAAAAAATTTCTCAAGAGGCTCGTAAAGGAACTATCAGCTATACAGAAGCCATTGAGCGCTTAAATAAAATTAAGTTACCTACAGATCTATATGAAAACCTTAAAAAGCAAGCCGCGCAGTATGATGAGAACTCGTCAAAAGCGAATTTATCTGCGGAGAAACTGAAATTATTTACTGTTAATGTACAGCTTGCTGGCAACCAAGCACAAAATGCTGCTGTTCAAGTAAAGGGAAATACTGATGAGTTAAATAGCAATGCGAATGCAGCAGATAAAGCTGCAAAAGCACAGAAAGGGTATTTTGATAGTCTCCGTACTGAAGTTCTTAACTCTAATGAAGAGTTGGCCTTATTAAATCTTGGCTACAGTGAAGAAACTGTTAAGAAGATCATTGAGCTGCAAAAAGCTAAACAGGCTGTTGCTCCTCCTGGCACTACTGCAATTGTCACTAAAGAGGAGATGGATTTAGTTGCACAAGCTCAAAAGGCCCTTGATGTACTTAAAGACAAAAAGGATGAGCTAACAGCTGCCGAGCGCAAACACACAAGTGAGCTCGAAAAACAGCAAAAAGTACTCAGCATTAATGCAAAGGTTCAAGCTAATGCAGCGAAGTACAACTTTTCTGACATTGAATCTAAGTACAACTTGCCTGCTGGGACCTTATCTGCAATTCATATGATTGAGTCACGAGGTAATGCTAGAGCTTACAATAAGTCCACAGGAGCGGCAGGTGGCTTCCAATTCCTTGAAGGTACAGCAAAGCAATATGGTGTAAAAGACCGTTATGACTTAGCTCAGTCTGCTGAAGGTGCGGGTAAGTACATGTCTTACCTTTTAAAACTTTTCAAGGGAGATTTAGAGAAGGCGGTACGAGCCTATCATGCGGGTGAAGGTAACGTTCAAAAAGGTAAAGGTATTGGTAAATATAACAACCAATACTGGAAAGAGTTTATGGGCTATGTGGCGGGGGCTAATGGTTATAGTGCTGGTGACATTTCTTCTAAAGACTTTGACAAACTTCTTCAAGACACAACGAACTTGGCGAAAGAACAGGCAAAAATACGTCTTCAGCTTGAGAATGATGTTGCCAATGAAGTAACTAAGATTAGAAATGATCTTGCTAAGAAGCTGGAAGATGTTGATAAGGCTAACTTTACACCTGAACGTAAGGCAGAAATCACAGCACAACTAAAAGCGCGTGCTGATAATGATATTGCAATAGCTCAGCAAGCATTGAAAACTAAGCTTGATTCATTTCGTGATTTCACCAAGTCGGAAGAGCAGCTTTTAAAAGACAGTTTTGCAAAACGTCAATTTGAAGCCGAACACGACTTAGAGATGACGAAAGAACAGCGTAAAGAAGCTGTTAATTTGTTAGCTCAACAATTGCAACAAGAACTAGGTTTACTAAAACTTGCTCAAGAGCAACGTCTTTTTCAGGCTAAACAAGCTCTACTGACAGAAACCCAAGCCATGCAGGAACGTTACAGACTCGAACGGGAGGAAATTCTTAAGAATACCAAGCTTTCTATAGAAGAGCGGCAAAAGCTAATCGCATTATCTAAAGCCAATCAGGATAAAGAGACACGCGATAAAGTGAATAATGCTGTTCAAAACTGGGATGGTATTCAGGCGAGTATCACTGGTAATAGTGGACAATTCGCTTTAGAACAGGAGCGCTTTAGCCGTTATGATGCTTCTCAAAAAGTATTTGATAGCCAGCTTGCTGATATTGAAACTCAGGAACAAGATCCAAATGCAAATATGGTAGCTCTAAATGCACAACGTGAACAAATCATGAAAGAACACTTTGAGCGCCTGAAACTGATTGAATCGACATATCAAAACGATTCAATGAGTCTTCAATTAGGTTATGGAGCTAATGTTACAGGGGCATTAGCTGGCATGTTTAAAAATATGCTTGGTGAGTCATCAAGTGCATACCGCATTCTTTATGAAAGTCAGCGGGCATTCGCATTGGCGCAAGCTGGAATGAACATGTGGAAAGCTGCTTCAGATGCTTACGCAAATGAGCCAGGTACTTGGTACCAAAAAGCGGCAGCAGCAGCGATCGCGACAATTAAATCGGGTACATTTGTATCTCTCATCCAAGCTGCAACGCCGCAAGGTTTTGCGGATGGTGGTTATACAGGTAATGGACTTAAACATACTCCAGCAGGGATTGTGCATAAAGGTGAGGTTGTTTGGTCTCAAGAAGATATCAAACGCTGGGGCGGTGTAAGCGTTGTTGAAAGCATGCGTCAAAGCAAACCAAGTGGTTATGCGAACGGAGGTTATGTTTCTAACAACACTACTGACATAATCGCAACTCGAAGGGAGGCACGTCAGTTTGATGCTATTAATTCAAATCAAACTCAAAGCAGTTCGGGTGATATTCCGATCAATGTTTATGTCACGGTTAATTCTGATGGTTCAAGTAAAATCAATACTCAAAATGATTCTAAGCAGCTCGGTCAAATGCTTGGAAATGCTATAAGGACAGTAATCCGTCAAGAGCAGCGACAGGGTGGGTTATTATCAAAGTAATGATCTAACAAGTTTCCACTTTTATGCTATTTACGGTATAGTTTTATTAATCTGGTCATATTTTAAATATGGCTATTAAAAGCTCGCAAAATGCGGGCTTTTTTTGTGAGTAAAATTTATGAGTGGTCTTAAATTTACATTTGAATGTGACCTTGATGGTAACAATCAAACTCAACGCTTTAATACATTATCAACAAAATTTGGTGATGGTTATGAGCAAACTACTTCTGTTGGTATAAACAATAAATCGGGTGAGTGGTCATATCAAAGAACTGCATACAAAGCTGAAATCATGCAGATAAAAGCATTCTTTGATCAACACAAAGGTGCTGATTCTTTCCTTTGGCAATCGCCTTTAGATGGTGAAGTTCGAGTTAAAACAGGTGAATATCAGCCTCGCCAAATTGGCGGTGACACTTGGCAAATTTCTACGACATTCACCCAAGTCTTTTACCCCTGATGACTCTTAACTTTTGACCATCAATGCCCTACTATCAAATGGCTGAATTTTCAGCGATTAATGCATGAGGTTAAAATGAGAGACGGAATTTACTTTGTGAAATTCAAAAGCACTATCCAAGATTTTGGTGAGGGTACGGTGGTGGTAAAAGATGGAGTGGTCAATGGTGGAGATTATGGATTTACATACCGTGGCAGGGTTGAAAACAATCTTCTCAAATTAAATGCAAAACAACATGATAGGAATGTTGTATCTGTATTTGGTGATATCAGTGATTACGAATTAATTTTAGAGGTTAAACCTACTGATACTGGCTATGATTTAGTTGGTAATACTGAAGCAATACCAGGTGTGGTTATTCAAGTAAAAGCTAAATTTATTGGTGATCAATTAGCTTAAATTATCCATTCTCAACAAAAGGACGCATTTGCGTCCTTTTTTATCATCCAAAGGAAATCAAAATGAAGCATTTTTCAACCGATATATTCATTAAGCTATGTGTAAAATATACAGGTAAAAGCAAGCAAGATCTTGCTAAAAAGTGGGGGCTTTACTACTTCTTGACCCGATCAAAAACAAAAGCCTATTGGTATACAATTTTCTCCTAATGTCGTGACCTCATGCAAGAAACTACGGCATGCACACAAGACGGAGTTGTGCCCGTCACCTAATTCTTAATAATTTTCATGCCCCACTCGCTGGGGCTTTTTTTATGCGAGTAAGAAAATGACAATTCAAACAGTAAATCTAGGTTCAGCTCCGACTGGCGCAGGCGGTGATACATTCCGCTCTACTGGCGCAAAAATGAATGAAAACTTCACAAATAATACTCATGCAGCTAGTCGTTATGTAGGTACTGCTACAGGCAATGTGATGGAGGTTGGCGCTTTTGGAGTTGGGAAGTCAATTCGATTAGGTAGTCAAAAACTATCAACATTGAGGGGAAATGGTAATGCCTTTTATTGGCAAAATAATGGTAATAATATTTCAAGTGCTGGAGACTATCCAGACAACAATTCTCAGGCAATTATTAATTTAGATATTAACGACTCAACTGATGCTTGTGCGCAATTAAGCATAACGCATAACTCCGATTTTTATGTCAGGTCTGTAAACTGGAATGTAAATACGTTTCAGCCGTGGCGTAAAATCTTGTCATCAAAAAATACAACAGTTGATGCTAATGGGTTTATTAAAGCAGCATCCCCAATTGTTAAGTTATATGCAGATAAAATTGAACCTAACGATGAAGCTGCTGAACAGCCACTTTCATTTGAGAAACTAGACATTGGGCACTACTTGCTAAAAGGAACGTCAGGTTTTGCAACGGAAGGTTGGTATATCGAAACGCCAAAAGATGCTAACGGGAACATTCTTTTTGCTGTGATTTATCAGCAGTTAGAAAATAAAGATATTGAAATCAAAACTTTTAAAAAGAAGTTTGATGTTGAGTCTGCTTCAATTATTGCTGATTTGGATAATCCAGTTGATATTTCAACGGGTCGCTGGATCGATATTCGCTTGCAAGAAATTCCTAAACCAGTACCCGAAATGCCAGTGGTGACAGAAAATGACCCTGAATAGTGATTTCCAGAAGCTTTATGTAGATGGATTAATCCATTTGTATGAACTAGATGCCAGCAGCTTAGGTGCTGGCATTTTACGTTTTCATGGCCATATAGCTTTTCAAGACTGGGAGAAAATTTACTCTTCAATTGGTTCAAGTGGTCTGATCGGTGCCGACTCTGGCAGCATTGGCAAAGTTTTTGATGCTGGCGATCAAAAAGTATGGAACCGCAATATTATTTGGCAAGGACAAGTTTTTGAGCCGATGGCACTTGAAGTATCTGGTCTTGAAATGCGATCAGATGGTAAAGCTTCAGCACCCACTTTAAGCATGGCCAACAATATCAACGGCATTCAACATGCTGTTTCTGCTTATTGTCTGCAATTTAAAGATTTTGCAGGTGCAAAGCTAAAAGTTATTACTACTTTGGCTAAATATCTAGATGCCGAAAACTTCACAGCAGGCAATCCTTCAGCATCGAATGAGTCTAAAGAACAAACTTGGTTTATAGAGCAGAAAACATCGGAAAATGCCCAGCAGGTTACTTTTGAACTTTCAAATCCAATTGATTTTGAAGGTTTGAAAATTCCTGTACGTCAAATTACTTCTTATTGTAGTTGGGAATATCGCGGGGAAGAGTGTGGTTACACTGGGGCCGCAATGTTTACTGAGAAAGATGAGCCTACAGACAATCCTGCTTTAGATCGTTGCTCGTACAGATTATCTGGTTGTGAATGTCGATCTGGTAAAAACAAGCCATTGCCTTTTGGCGGGTTTCCAGCTTCAAGCATGTTGTGAGGTTTTATGAATATCTTACTTGGAATAATTTATGGGATGGTAGGGACGCTAATCATTCATTTTCTAAGCTATGCGGTTCACTTTGTCATTCTAAGATTAAGAAAGATTAAAGAGAAAAAAGCTTATTTAATTAAATTTAGCTGCCCTTGTGGTGGGTTTTTTGAACCAACAGGTAAAGTATATCTTACTTATCCAACTCAAAAGCAGCGGAAGTGCACAAAATGTGGAAACTGTAAGGGGTTTTTCTAAATGAAGCTTACAGCAAAACTTAAAAAAGCAATCATGGCCCATGCGGATGAATGCTATCCACACGAGTGCTGTGGGGTGATTATTGATAAGCAATATATTCCTTGTCGCAATATTTCTAAAAACTCTGATCAATTCGAAATCCATCCAGAAGATTTAGCTATAGCAGAAGACCAGGGCGAGATATTAGCGTATGTGCATTCACACCCTGACGGAACTACAAGAGCCTCAGAACTAGACTTAATTCAAATTGAATTACATCAAAAGCCGTGGGTAATTTGTTCGTATCCGGATCTTGATTTTCAAGTCTACGAGCCTTGCGGTTATCGCGCCCCCTTAGTGGGGCGTAATTATTTTCATGGCTGGCAAGATTGCTATGCGCTTGTACGTGATTTTTATAGTCGTGAATTAGGTATAGAGCTTATGGATTTTAAGCGGGATGATGCATGGTGGGAAGATAAAGACCATCCATCACTTTACCTTGAAAATTACGAAAAAGCAGGTTTCTTTGAAGTTGGTAAACCAGAATATGGCGATATGTTGGTTTGTCGGGTTGGACGTACAGAACATCCAAATCATGCAGTTATATGGTTGGGTAATAATGGGCAGCTTAAATCGGAACAAACTGAGCATTGCATCGGTTCAAGTTTAATCCTTCATCATCCGTATAACCGTAAATCTGTGCGGGAAATATATGGTCAGCAATGGCATGAGCGCACGATAAAAATCTTGAGGCATAGAGATGTTAAAAACAATTAAGTTGTACGGCATTCTAGGGCAAAAGTTTGGTCGTGAATTTAAGCTCGATGTCGCAAATACGCGTGAAGCCATGCGTGCATTATCTGTTCAGATCGCTGGCTTTGAACACTTTATGTTGCATGCACATGAGCAGGGCCTACGCTTTGCCGTGTTTCTAAAAGGAAAGAACTCGAGTAATAAGCGAGGCAAGAAACGTCCAGCAATTTACGATCATGAAACAAAGCGCTTAATCACTGGTGACAATATTGGTGAAGAGCAGCTAGACATGAATACTTATACAGACACTATTCATATCGTCCCGCGTGTAATGGGAGCTGGTGGTAATAGTGGAGTCTTACAATTAGTTCTTGGAGTAGTTCTGATTGTTGCAGGTGTGATGACTGGCGGTACGTCTTCAGCTTACGGTGTTGCATTAATTGGCGCTGGTGCAGGCATGGCTATGGGAGGTGTTGCTTCTATGCTCATGCCGAAAGCCCAAACTACTCAAAATCAAAATCAAGACGGGAACCGGGCAAACTTTGGTTTTGGTAGTGCGGTTACAACAGCCGCTCAAGGTTATCCAGTACCGATTCTCTATGGTAGACGTGAAGTCGGCGGCTTCGTTTTAAGTGCTGGTCAATATCCAGAAGATCAGATGTAATTTTTAAGTTAGTTATAGGCGCTTTTTGGCGCCTTTTTTATTGCGTGGGATTTGATATGACAGTGATGGTAAAAGGCGCAAAAAAGGGAAACCAGCAACCAAGACAACCAGTAGTTGCACCAGACTCCGCACAATCTAAAACTTATATAAAAGAGTTGATTGGTCTAGCGGAGGGTGAAGTCGAGGGATTAGCAAACGGCTATCAATCAATTTTGCTTGAAGATACTCCGTTGCAAGATGAAAACGGCAACAAGAACTTTGAAAACGTTACTGTTAATTTTAGATCCGGAACAAACGATCAAGAATACATTGAAGGCTTCCCGGCAGTTGAAAATGAAATCCCGATTGACGTAGAGCTTAAATCATCTACACCTTGGGTGCGCTCTTTTAACAACCTAGATCTTGATGCAGTACGTTTACGTTTACGTTGGGGGCCACTACGCAACCAAGACCCAACAACGGGTGATGTTACTGGCTATACCATTGAATACGCGGTGGACTTGCAAACTGATGGCGGAGCATGGTCAGAAGTATTAAGAGCAAAAATTTCAGATAAAACATCTGATAATTATGAGCGTCCACATCGTATTGACTTACCCAAAGCCGATTCAGGCTGGCTCGTTCGTGTTCGCCGAATTACTCCCAACTCAACATCCGAATATATCAGCGACAAAATGTATGTTAAGGCTGTCACTGAAGTTATAGACGCTAAATTACGCTATCCAAATACAGCATTAGTTTCACTGCAATACGATGCTGAAACATTCGGTGGATCAGTCGCAAAATTAGCGGTTGATTTGAAGGGTGTAAAAATCAAAGTCCCAACGAACTACAACCCTGAAACCCGCGAATATGTTGGCATGTGGGATGGTACTTTTAAACGCGCATATTCAAACAACCCGGCTTGGATTTACTATGATCTTTGCACATCTAAGCGGTATGGAATTGGTGAGCGAATTACAGATGGAATGCTTGATAAATGGTCTTTATACCGTTTAGCCCAATACTGTGATGAGTTGGTACCAGACGGGTTGGGCGGTCAAGAACCACGTTTCACATGTAACATTTATCTTCAGAGCGCTGAAGATGCTTATAGCATTCTTACAAAATTAGCTGGTGTTTTTCGAGCTATTACTTATTGGGATGGGGATAGCATTGTTTGTGATGCTGATATTCCACAAGATACCTATTTCACTTATACGCGTGCCAATATTATCGGGGAGCCGGATCATAATGGTACACGCGCCCGTGATAGACATAATGCAGTAAAAGTAGCTTGGGATAACCCAGCCAATCACTATAAGACTGAATATGAATTTGTGCGTGATGAAAAAGCTATTTCTGAAATGAAACAGGTGCGCTTACTCGAGCTTGATGCTTGGGGCTGTACATCGCGTGGGCAAGCACAACGAGCAGGCCTGTGGGCTTTAAAGTCTGAACAACTTGAAACACGTACTGTGACTTTTAAAGTTGGATTAGACGGCCATATTCCTTTGCCAGGTAAAGTGATTGAATTTGCGGATCCTATTTTTGCTGGAAGAGCAAACGGTGGTCGCATTTCAGCAATTTCAGCAGATCGAAAAAGCATTACTCTTGACCGTGATGATGTGGTCGCAGTAGCGGGTGATAGACTCATCATTAATGGAGAAAACGGGAAAGCTCAAACTCGTATTGTCCAAGCAATTACAGGCCGCGTCATAACTGTTTCTGTAGCTTTTGATGAAATTGCACCTCAAAACGTATGGGTTATTGATGCTCAAGATTTGGCAACGCTTAAATTTAGGGTTTTGTCAGTAGTTCAAAGTGATTCACATCAATTTACTATTACAGCGCTTGAGTACAATCCGAAAAAGTTTGATGCAATTGATCATGGCGCTCATTATATCGATGTGCCAATTTCAATTGTTAATCCCAATATTCAAGAACCAGTTTCAAATATTGTTATTACAAGCGAAGATCGGGTGGATCAAGGTATTAATGTTGCCACCATGGTTGTGTCTTGGACGCAAGCAAAAGGTGCGGTTAAGTATCTGGTTGAATGGCGGAAAGATGATGGTAGCTGGATTAAGCTGCCAGTTACCGGCAATAACTCAATTGAGTTGCCGGGTATTTATGCTGGCAACTATCAAGCAAAAGTTACAGCGGTTAATGCTTCGGATATTTCCTCTTTACCAACTTATTCAGTTGTCACTAAGCTTAATGGCAAGCAAGGTTTGCCACCAGCTTTAGCATTCATCCAAGCAACAGGTATTTTGTTTGGTATGCGCCTAAATTGGGGTTTTCCTGCAACTGGCGCACTTGATACGGCTTATACCGAGATTCAAGTTTCACCGGATGGTACCAGCAACATTGCTCAATTGGGTTTATTTGCTTATCCAACGACAACACATACTTTGCAAGGTTTACAACCTAACTTAACTCAATTCTATCGTGGCCGTTTGATTGATAGAATCGGAAATATTGGGCCATGGTCGGATTGGACTCATGCGACAACTTCTGCCGATGCTACAGATGTTCTTGAGCTCTTAAATGATCAAATCAGTGAAACTCAACTTAGTCAGGATTTAAAAACTAAGATTGATCAAATTGAGACTATTGATGTTCAGATTCCTGAGATTAAGCAGGACATCAAGAATACCAAAGACCAAATTTCGCAAGAAGTTAAAGACCGTAAAGACTCTGTTCAGCAGGCTGTAGATCAAGCAAACAATAACCTTACGTTAGAACGCGATGCGCGAATCAAAGATATTGATTCAACAAATCAGTTGATAGCTCAGGAAGTTCAAGACAGGATTAATGCTGATTTTTCAGAACAAAAGGCACGTGAAGCTGCAATTCTTGCAGAAGCAAAGTTGCGTGATACGGCTATTACTTCTGAAAAAGAAGAGCGTATTGAAGGTGATGAACATCTCTCTCAGAGAATTGAAGCGGTTAGTGCTAGTTCTTCAGATAATGCAGCCGCAATTCAACGTGAGGAAAAGGCAAGAACTGATGCTGATAGTGCATTGGGTCAAAGAATTGATACTGTGGTTGCACAAGCTGGCGATAATGCAGCAGCAATACAACAGGAAGCAATAGCCCGTGCTGATGCTGACTCTGCAAATGCATTATTAATTGAAACAGTGAGAGCTGAGTCAGTTGAAAATGATGTTCAAACTCGCGCACTAGTTACAAATGAAAGTAATGCGCGAATTGATGCAGATAAAGCATTGGCTGAACGTGTAACAGGTGTTGAGGTCGTAACTAAACCAGCGTTGATTGGCTCAGAATCTGAATTAATCGGCAATGATGGTGGTTATGCGGGTGTCTGGTCAATTTTATCTGCTGTACAAGAAGGAGATTTATTACAAGCAAAACGTACAGATCAAGTAATTGTTTCTATAAATCAAAATGCTGCAAGCATAAATTCAGAGCAAATTGCGCGTATTGAGGGCGACAAAGTTATTGCTAAAGCTCTAACTGATTACAGTGCAAGTAATGATCAGGCTCTTGCGAATGTTCGACAAAGTGCTGAATCAGCCGTGTCTAAGTCTGAAAGTAATGCTCAGGCTTTAACTGCACTCGACAGTCGTGTGAATATAGCTGCAACAGATGCAAGTGAAGCAAAGCAGAATGCAGCAAGTGCGATAAGCAAAGCCGAAATAGCCGTATCACAAGCTGATTCAGCGGCATCGATTGCACAACAAGCACATGCAGAAGCATCTGCAGCAAGTTCAACTGCAAGTAATGCAGTTAATACGGCAAATGGTGCAGCAGCTAATGCGAATGAAGCGAAAACGAATGCAGCAACCGCATTATCTCAATCGAGTGCAGCAGCTTCTCAATCAGCTGCCAATGCAGAGCAGATCCAGTCTATTAAAGTCGATTTGGGGGGCAAGGCAAGCACTGGTGCACTGGAGCAAGTCAAATCTGATGTGAGAGACGTTGATAATAAGATCACTGCTCAAACAACTCGTATTGACGGTGTTTACGCTCAACTCAACCCGCCTTTGATTGGTTCAGAATCTGAATTGGTAGGTAATGAAGGAGGTTATGCGGGTGTCTGGTCAGAGCAATCGGCGCGTATTGAGGGTGATCTTGCTGTAAGTAAGCGAGTTGATTCGACCACTGCAGAATTGGGGGATTTACAAGCTTATACACGGCAAGAAGTGCAAGCGCGCATTGATGGCGATAAGGTTACAGTCCAAAAGGTTGATAACTATATTGCCAGCAATGATAGTGCTCTTGCGGCAGTTCGAGATACTGCAAAACTGGGTGTCGATCAATCGTCAGCAAACATTGAAGCTATCAAGAACATCAATATTGAGTTGAAAGACAAAGCCACTACGGGTGACATTGTTCAAGTTAAGTCAGACATTAAAGATGTTGATAACAAGATCATAGCTCAGACTACCCGTATTGACGGTGTTTATGCTCAGTTAAATCCACCTTTAATTGGCTCTGAATCAGACTTAATTGGTAATGATGGCGGTTATGCTGGCGTTTGGTCTGAACAGTCAGCACGCATCGAAGGGGATTTGGCTCAATCTAAACGTACAGATCAAGTTTCTGCACAAATGAATGAGAGCAATGCTTTGTTTCAGCAACAAATCAATGCAAATGCTAGTGCTATTTCTTCAACGATAAAAGTAACGGAAACGTTGCAAACAAAAGTCGGTGAGAATAGTGCGTCTATTCAAAATGTCACTGAAAGTGTAGATGGCATCTATGCTCAGCAGTTTACTAAGTTCGATGTAAATGGCCATGTTTCTGGTCATGGATCAATGAATGATGGTACGACTTCTACTTTCATTTTTAACTATGATTGCATCCAATTTGGCACACCTGTGGGTATTGATGGAATAGAGCCAAAACCCCTAATGACATTGCAAAATAAGCCTGTGACTTTGCCAAACGGTACTGTTATTCCGCGTGGTTTGTATGTCGATAATGGTAGTTTTGGATATATCAATGCCAATCGAATCTGGGCTGAAAACTTAAGCGTTATTAGTGCAGACTTGGGGACAATTAAAGTCAAAACTGCGAATATTGAAGATGGCGCAATTGATACTTTAAAAATTAAAGATGAAGCTGTAACAGTTCCAATAGGTGTAAAAGCAATTGATGTAAAGACTATCACTACTTTTGCAGGTGGAGTTACAAGTGGACAGCCTAATAATGATTTTAACAACCACCTATCAGCGTGGGAAAATCATATAGGTACACTTTTACAAGTAACGTTAAATAGAAGTGGTGGAAAAGTTAGAATTGATGCTTCAGTAAATATTTGCACACCTACTTTTGGCGCTTTTAGTGTAAGTGACGGACGAGGTAATCCAATTGCAGCAAATGACAGGGCCATGGCTTCTTTTTATATTTCTATATATCGGAATGGAAATTTAATTGGACGGGGTTCATTAGGTGCAAATCTTGAAACTGGTACTATTAATGTCAATTTCAACGGGACTGCGGTTATCGTTTCAGCTATTGATGATAACAGTACTATTGGCAATGTTACCTACACACTTAAAGCAGGATTTGCTCGACAGGAGGGCGTTAATATTCCATTAAATGTGGAATCAAGAAGCAACTTTATGATTACTTCGAGAACGTTAAGTGTTATTGAAATGAAAAAGTAACAGCACCCAACCGGGTGCTTTTTTATTGCCTAAACGAAAGGGGGAAGGCATGACTGAAAATGAATCATACGGGTTGAGATTTGAAAAGAAAATTGACTCAATTCAGAGTGATATTCGCATGTTGTCAGATCATGTTACTCGACTGACTTTTATTAATGAAGCACACAAAGAGACTAGCGAACAGAACAAAAAGGATATCGATACATTGGATATCAAAGTCGCCAATTTAGAAAACCGCACAGCAGCGCAAGATGGTGGAATTTCTGTATTGCGTGTACTGCTTGGCATCTTTGCAGGAATCGTATTTTCGCTGTGCGCTTGGGTTGGATCTTCAATTATTCAATTAAGCCAAGATCAATCTTTAATTAAAGAGAAAGTATCACGGTTAGAGGAAGCAGGACGATGAATAGTGAAAACACAAGAGCTTATCTAGCTTTCGCATTAGTGGGACTGATGTTTGTTTTAGTGATTGCTTTATTTTTTGTGGATATGCCGCGAGAAAACAGCAATCTGATTAATACGGCATTGGGTTTTATTGCTGGGGCTATGACAACAGCATGTGGGTTTTATTTTGGTAGCTCTGAGTTAGAGAAAAAGAAAGGTGAATCCAATGACAACTAAACCATTCTTCGATGCTGCCCGAGTAATTGCAGGCGGCAAGCTTACACAGGCGCAAGTAGACGATCTAAATAAAGTGGTCGAAAAACTTGCACCAGGTGGAAAAACTACAAGTGATGATGGTATAGATTTAATAACTAGTTTTGAAGGCACGCGATTCAATGCTTACGATGATGGTGTAGGGGTTTGGACCATTGGTACTGGCACAACAGTTTATCCTAATGGCGTGAAGGTTAAGAAGGGCGATGCTTGTACAGCAGAACAAGCTAAGACTTACTTTAAACACGACTTAGCTAAATTTGAAAAGACTGTAAATGAATCGGTCACTGTGCCTTTAACTCAAAATCAGTTTGATGCTTTGGTTTCACTGACTTACAACATTGGCTCAGGTGCTTTTAATAATTCAACCTTATTAAAAAAACTGAATAAAGGTGACTATCAAGGCGCTGCCGATCAATTCCTTGTATGGAACAAAGCAGGCGGTAAAGTTATGAAAGGTCTAGTTCGTCGCCGAGAAGCAGAACGAGCACTCTTTTTAAAGAAGTAACTTATATGTGCAAACGTACCAAAGTTGCATCGATCATCACATTGCTGTGTTTAATCTTCTCAGGTTGCACAGCTCACACTATAAATAGTAATGTGAACGTCTCGATTTGTGTAAGGGCTTTGTGATGTCGCAAGTCATGATCATGGTTTCGGAAGCGGGCAGGATGGAAAATACTTGCAATCTACCCGCTGATTTAGATAAGAACGGGATTGTTCTTAAAATCTATGACTATTCATTAAAAGAGTTGCCAATTAATTTAGATGGCACTGTGTCTTACAATGGCAAAAGATGGACCTTTGATAAGAAGCAAAATTAGGTCAAAAACCTGTGGATAAAAAGCGCATTACGCCAAATCTACGCCAAAATATAGTTAAGTAGTTGATTTAATATAATAAATTGGTGCGCCCGGCGGG